TATATTCAGATATAAATTAAAAACACATAAAGATATGGCAATGAATTCATTTCACAAGTACGTTTCAGCAATTCGTAAATCAAAGAACTTCAAACCAGTATATATGCCTCATCCACTACCAGGTTTAAGTGGTAGGGTAGTAGCTAAGAGGAATGATGAGTGGGCTGCTTATGTTTTCACTAGTGTGGGGATTAAGGAACTCCAAGAGATATGCGGTGATGGTTTAGTAGTAACTGCAGATCATAACTCAAGAGAGATGTATGCTTATGACATGTGGGTGTAACCACTTGTTTGGCCTCACGGGAGAAGGATGTTATATTTAGTCATAATTAAAAAACGTTAGCACATGAAATATCTAGTAATGATTGACGCCATTGAAATGGCAAAATTAGCCAAAGAAGGAATTCAGGAAGCACAAGAACAACTTACGTTGTGCAGTCAAGAACTTGATCAACCTATTTCATATTCTGAATCAGAAGAAATCATTGAACAGATGATGGAACTAAAGATGCATCAAGCAGCATGTGAGAGTGCTTTGAAAGCGATAAACAAGTTCATCAGAGAAAATAAATTCATTTTGAACTAAGGTTTGGCTTCGTGGGGGAAGGATGTTATATTCAGATATAAATAAATAATTAAGACACATGATAAACAAAAGTATTGTGCCGATTGTAATTGCGGCTTTAAAAGAAATCGAATTGGATGGTGAAACAATGGAACGCATCATCAATGAAGTAGGGATGCGAGACCAAATGATTAAACAGTTAACACCCCAAGGTGATATTGTTGAGTTAGAACGAGGTAAAAGTATAGTAGCAGCTGTGTTCACAAAAGATTCATTGATTGAATATACTCGTACAATTCAAGAACGAGCATTAGAAGCGGCTAAAGAAGCAATTAAAGGATCAGGTGTGGATATAGAGTCATATGTTGAATTTGGTTTGTACGGTCGAGAACTACAAGTTGAAGTAGATGATGATAGTATTTACAGTGAAATTATTTCTAATATAGAAGACGCATTTGAGACAGATGATGATTCAGTTTTTGATGAAGCAACAAATGTGATTCAGTTTATGAAGAAAGTATAGTGTGTGTGTTATTTTTAATTATGAGCAGTTTGGGCACCTAGGTGCCCTTCTGTTTGGCCTTGTGGGAGAGGGATGTTATATTTAGCCATAATTAAAAACACATGAACATGAGAGAAGATTTGATTAACAGAGTAATTGATTTACAGATCAAGTGTAACGACATGATTAACGCTTACGGTGAATGTGATCATGAAACCGCTGATGAGGTGATCAGATTAGCTGATAGCTTGACTTTAGATGAGTGCAGTGAGGTAATAAAACGATACGCTCAACGTTATCGTGATTAACCTCCTGTTTGGCCTCGCCCGGCCCTGATGTTATATTTAGTCATAATTAAAAATAAGTAACACATGAACAAAAGTAACAAGACAATTTTAGCTGGAATGTTGAAGAACCAAATCAACGAAGTAGACACAATGTGTATGAATGGTGATAGTAAAGATTGGATCATTGGTTATTTGAGAGGTGTACTTAACGTAACCATCGAAACCTTAGAAAACGATAACATAGCCTAAGGTTTGGCTTCGTGAGGGGAGGATGTTATATTTAGTTCATAATTAAAAATAGTAATAACATGACAGTAACAAAGGGATATGTAGGCACAGAATTGGTAACAGCATTTACTTATGATGGTTTGGATGCTGGTTTAAACCACTACAGCTTTAAAGGTAAGACATACGCTGGAATAGTGAAATTTGATTATGTGGTTGCTTCTGAAAGATTAGAAGCTTAACTCTATGTTTGGCCTCGCCCAACCTTGATGTTATATTCAGATATAAATAAATAATTGAAACACATGACAAAGACAGAACAGAAAAAACACATCAACAAATCAGTTTATGCATTCGTTGAAGCACTCGGTTACCAAATTTCAGATGATGCTGATGGCTCATATGTAACGTTTTCTAAACCCAACTTCAAAACATATGATGACATGATTGACTATCATCGTTCATCACATTACGCTGATGTTTTAAAATGGGCGTGTGATGAAAGTAAAGCCGATGCTGACAAGATAAATGAATTTGTGAGGTTGGTAAAAAGTAATCTTGCGGCTTAGCCGCAGTACACGGTACGTACATATACGGTATGTGTATATTACGCTCCCATGCGCGTTATGGTCCATATAACCGGATACTTGATCTTCCTGCGTGAATGACCACAAAACAGATCGTATACGATCTTTGCGCGCCGATTGTATATACATATATACGCTCCACAACACACCTCCAATTTCCAAACTACCCCTTTGCACCACAAATGGTAAAACCCAAAATCTCTCTTTTATAAAAATTTTTGGCATCAACAGAGTATATACGTATATTCATATATAAAATAAATAAAGGTTATGAATAAAAATCACTTACATTCCCCATTTGAAAACATCATGTATTACTTTGCTGTTTTCTTAGGTTTAGCTTACATTGTTATTCACATAATTAAAGCCATAGCCTAATGACACTCATTAAAACAATTATCATATGGTGTGGAATGTATTATGCCACCCCACAATGGATGGAAAATCAAATTCCAGAACATCTTAGGTACCAATATGAAGTACATATAGTACCATACGGTACTCCTTTAACCAAAATAAAACCTAAAATTGATCCCCGCACTACAGCATTAATTGGTTTCAGCGCGGGAGGATTGGATGTATTCAAGAACTATAGCCCAGATTATGCCTTCATCGGTCTAATAGACCCATCAACAGATCGCCGCTATAACCAACTAAAATACACCAATAATGTTCATATGATGTATGACATATCTAATTGGGGTAACATCAATAAAAACCTATATTTAGCCGCAGATGCTGTCACTAAAGGTGGTGGGGAAGCTATTCATATAGATATGGGTCATAGTAAAATTCCCAAGTATTTCTTCCAAACATACTTTGGTATATAAGTATATACGTATTAAAGTGTATAGGTGAAGGGTCCGCATGTGGGGGCCTTTTTTCTTATATATGTATATATAAAAATACAAGTCATGGGAAGAGCTAAAAAAGATACACCTAAACCTAAAAACAAAATTAACTTAAAGAAAAACTTTAAGAGAATACAAGAAAACGAAAGAGTTCTCAAAGCACTTTTAGAGAACTAAGGATAACGGCTTAGGACCGTTGTAGTTTAGGCTACTTAGGCCCCGATGAATTCGCTACTCATCGGGGTTCTTTTTTGTCTATTAGAATATTTATTAGTATGATAAAACTAGTAGATTTACTTCGAGAAATAGATATTCGTAAAGGAAATTTAGGTCAAGCATTTGTTAACGATGATCAATTAAGAGAAAGTTTCTTTTATAATTTTGACTTAATGGTTGGTGATAATAGTCCTGTAGATGAATCTAAACTACAATATAAAGAATTATCCGAAGTAGGTGAGTATAGAATGATAGAACCAACTGGTGTTGATGGTACTACAAAATACCTAGTAAAACCATCTGGTAAAACCTGGAAAGAATATATTGTCGGTTCTGTAGATGTAGAGGATGTAATGGGTAAACCTTATGGATTAAAGGGAGGGCAGATTGTTTTAACATATATTAGTAAACCTTATAGAGGTCAAGGTTTAGGTGCTTTAATGTACTACATGGTTTTGGTTCACTATGAAAACCTCTTCTCTGACAACATCCTTTATGAAGGTTCAAGAGCTGTTTGGACAAACAAAATCTACCCAGCCACTCAACTTGGAGGTTTCTTTGGAGTAGAAACAGGTGGGTTCTATGCTCCCTTAACTCTTGAAGATGCTAAGAATGATAAAATCATGGGAATGCAGGATATAGTCAGCTATGTAGCTAGTACTAATCCTAGTCCCCAAATGATAAAACTACAAGACTATTTAGATGGTCTATCATTAAGTAAAGGAGAGTATGGAATATACACTTATGAAGGATCAGGTGAAGAATTTGATACAATGGTAGGTGAAAGTGACTCATTAGAAGAAGTAATTAATGATGATAAAATGATCTATCATGATGTAGTAGCTAATGCTAACCCTGAAGCTATCCTGGTGAAAGCTAGTAATGTATTGTTCATAGTTACTAAGGATTTAGACGTTATACCTGTTTAATTTTCAATGTTCTAGTGGATCTTCCACACTTTCCTTACCTCTTGCTTGGCTTCACAGGAAAGGGATGTTATATTTAGTCATAATTAAATAATTAGAACATGATAGCAACAGCAGCATATATTTGGATGGCATATTGCGCAGTATCACATGTACGCATTGAAGCCAAAAAGAAAAATGAAGATTTGTCACTTAAATCCCAAGGTATATGGTATGCTATTCAGATCATATTTTATTGGATTTTGACATCATTATTTATCATATAATTAAACACAAATAAAGGTTATGGAACAAAAACGTCGAGGTCGCCCACCAGGAACGGGTAAAAAGAAAGAAGTAGAAATTCAATTGAACACAACTACTACAACAGAGCCAAAAAAACGTGGTAGGAAAGCAGCAGAGAAACCACATATTGTGTTTCCTGATATGATTTTAGAGGGGGAGATTGAAGGATCTACCACAGAAAAGTTGAAGTTCATGGCAATTCAAGTGAAACAAATGGACAAAACATTGGATTTAGAACCGTACAGAATGGATATTCGTATGAAAAAACACGACACTATTCAACGAATCTGTTACTTGATTGAAAGTCTTTAACAGGAGGCTTGGCTTCACAGGAAAAGGATGTTATATTTAGATATAAATTAATAATTAAAATAAATAATAAAGGTTATGTTAAACATTGAAAGCAACACATTTTTGACAGAGTCAGAAATCAAAGACAAAGCAAAATCAATCTTCACAGCTAAAGGTGCTCCAGGCACTAGTGAAAAATATGCTCACATTTCAACCTTCCAAATCATTCAGGATATGGAAAAGCTAGGTTGGGGAGTAGTTGACGCAAAAGAAGTACGCGCCCGCAAAGGTGATGGTTACCAAAAACACCTAGTTGTGTTCCGTAATAATGATATTGTCATTAATGGTGAAGATGGTGATCATGCTTACCCACAGATTCTATTAACTAATAGCCATGATGGTAAAAATGCATTTACTTTCACAGCTGGTTTGTTCCGTATGGTGTGTGAGAATGGTTTGGTTATTTGCTCTAAGGAATTTGAAAATCTTAAAATTCGTCACTACGGATATGATTTTGAAGAATTGAAGAATGTTATTGGTACAATGGTTGAAAAACTTCCACTGACAGTTGAATCAATGAATCAATTTAAGAAGAAGAAACTTCGTAAAGAACAGATTGCTGAGTTTGCTAAAAAAGCAGCTGCAATTCGATTTGGAGTTGAACAACTAGAAAACATTACAATTGATTTTGATGATTTGGTTACACCAACTCGTCCTGAAGATAATGGTAATGATTTGTGGAGTGTATTTAATGTAGTTCAAGAGAAACTAGTACATGGTATGTTTGAATACACATCAGGTACTAAGTTGCGTAAAGCAAGAAAAATTAAGAACTTTAAACAAGACCTTGATTTGAATGCTAAACTATATGAACTTGCAGTTGAATATGCAGCTTAATAGTAAACAAGATTTACATCAGCTAATAAACAAAGAGCTGAATCTAGAACCAATTACCACCCACATAGACGAGTTGTGGGTGGTGGTTACTAGAACATTACATAAAGGAATTAATGTTTCTAAAGAGAACATTATTGATTATTATTTGACATGCTGTAAGTATGATAATCTAAAAGATTAATTTAGGTCAAGTGGCGGAATTGGTAAGACGTGACAGATGGTTATAGCACTGTGGGTAAAAAAAGGTATGTGTACACATCCAGGTTACTATAATGACAGCCCGTGTAGGTTCGAATCCTACCTTGACCACAAATGCCTCTATAGTTAAAGGGATATAACCACAGATTTCTAATCTGTTATTCCTGGTTCGAGTCCAGGTAGGGGTACTTGGTTTATAATATTTATTATAAACACACCATAATGAAAATATTAACTGTGCTTCTAGCACTACTAATAAAGGTTTCATTATATTCTCAATATGTTCCTATAAGTCAAAGATTTAAAAACGAAGAATATAGGCTATTCATCCCAGGTCATAGTCATATGGTTGTTGATTCACTTTATAGAACAGATCAACTTTATAAAATCAAATTAATAGAGGAAGAAGACACATATGTTATTCAAAATAATGCTTTAAAGTTCATATGTAATCTTAGAACAGGAACAGCTGAAGTTTATTTTGATGGTATATTTGATGGTAAATATGCTATTAAATTTTGGGATAGTTATAATTTCTTTGTAATTAAATTTCCTATAGCTCGTACTTCATATCATTTCTTTAGAGTTTATTCTCCAAACAAAGTTTGGTAATTAAAAATTTTTTATTATATTAATTTCAACTAGCACCTTTAGCTCAATAGGTTAGAGCAACTGACTCATAATCAGTAGGTCACAGGTTCGATTCCTGTAAGGTGCACTAAAAAGTAAGTTATTTGAAATAAAGGAGAAATAAATTATGGAAACAATGTCTTTCATTTTAGGTATGCTCTCGATTGTTGCGGTTGCTATTGTAACTGTAGTTGTTTGGGGTATAGTTAAGATTAACAAATTAACAACAGAGTTAAAAGCCACTCATGAGTGGATAGATAATAATACTCGAGAGAGAGATTATAATTTTGAACAAGTTTATAAAAAAATCAGCGATGGAGAACGACAATTGCAATTTGAAGTACAAGAAATCTATAGACAAATGGCTGAATGTCGTTCGTATACAGACTCACGCTTTGATAAAGCAACTAGTTTAACAGGTACTAAACAATTAATTAAAGGATAATAATAACTTAAACTTACTTTTTAAAGCGGCTTTTAGCCGCTTTTTTTCTTATTATATTACAATATGTATAAGGTATAAGTGGTACTATTAAATCCACTAAAAACCAGTTTTAACCATATGTATAATGTATGAATATTAACAAAATATTTAGTTTATTTAAATCTCCTGAAGAACCTGAAGAAACTATATCACAGATAGACTTATCTGAAAGTCCTGTAATCTGGATAGGGATGTTTAAAAGATTAATTACTAACTATGAAACATTTGCTAAACAGCTAATTAAATTTTTAGGAGATGCCAACCCAGATCTAGATGTCAATGAAATTGAAAGAGTTAGTGGGTATATGGTTTATGATAAAGCTTACAATCATTTAATTAAATTAGACATAACTAACCAAACACATCTTGATTGCATTCATTTATACTCAGATGACATGTTTAAAAAAACGCTAAATGCAGCTTTAATATACTTTGAAAGTGTAGAAGAATATGAAAGATGTATATTCTTGAAACAAATTCAAGACATAGTAAACCTCTCTTAAAAATAGTTTGGCCCCATAACTTTTATTAGTTATAATATAATTACGGGTTATGAAGAAAACGTTATAATGTAGTAACGTTTATAATATAAACAGTATATGAAACATAGAAACAGTATTTTACATGAACTCAATAAGATTGAGGGATTAACAAATCAACTTAACTTTATTGTTAACCAACAACAGCCAATTGAAGAATATAAGGCTGCTTTAGAACGTATTAGAGAATCACTTGAGCAAACTAGAGCTTATGTTGAAAGTGAGCCTATTAGTGGTTACGAATTAAATACCTCAATTTAATGAAACTAACAGCAGAACAAATCCAAGATAATTGGAACAAATTTTTATCTATCATTGATGAACATATTTCTGAACCTAGATGTTCTGAATTAAAAGTATTTTATGAACAGTATGCTGAGCGTATTATGCTTATGCCCGCTTCTCATAAAAAAGAATATCATAATGCATTCCCAGGTGGTTATGTAGATCATGTTCTACGAGTTGTAGATTGTGCTCTTAAACTAAATAAAGTTTGGGTAGATATGGGAGTTGACACTTCAACATATACAGTTGAAGAATTAGTATTTGCTGCTTTAAATCATGACTTAGGTAAAATGGGAGATGAACAAAATGAATCATACATCCCTCAGACAGACCAATGGCGTAAAGAGAAACTAGGTGAAGACTATAAATTCAATGATCGTCTTGAATACATGTCAGTACCAGATCGTGGATTACATTTACTCATGTCTCATGGCATTACATTCTCCAGAAACGAAATGTTAGCAATTAAATTACATGATGGTTTATATGATGATGCTAACAAACCATATCTAATGTCTTGGTCACCAGAAACAAAACCACGTACTGCGTTAGTGTTTATTGTGCATCAAGCGGATTTAATGGCGGCACGTATTGAGTTCGAGCAAGTATGGATGCCTAAACTTAAAGGCGAAGTAACCCAAAATAATCAATCAAATTTCACAATTGAAAAAACAAAGAAAGCACCTGTTAAAACTAAAGCTTTAGGTAATATCAAGAGTGAAGGATTAAAAAGTTTATTAGATAATATATGATTATAGCAATTGTTATATTAAGTATATTGGTTGTGATCTTAGGATACACAACCTTTAATCTTCTTAGAAAAAATGAAAAACAAGAAGATATCCTTATAGGATATATGTCTTATTTAAATAAAATATCTGATATAATTGATCTATCAGATAAAAAACTTAAAGAAGTAGATGCTAGAGAATCATTTAAATCAGATGATGAGGTAGGTTTCTTTTTTGAATCAATAAAACAAATCCAAAGTATTTTAAATCAGTTTAATATTAAAAATTTATGAGTAGTGAGGTGGTTGTAAAACCTAAAACAAGTGGAATGTATTTCACTCAAGAAACAGAAAATGCTATTATTGAATATAATAATACTTTAGATTATGATGTGAGAGATAAAATATATCGTGAGCGTATTCATTATGCATTTTTTAAACTAACAGAAAATATTATTCATACTTTTAAATTCTATTATACTGAAGTAGATAATATTGAGGATTTACAACATGAAGTAATTTCATTTTTACTTTCTAAAATCCATTTATTCAACCCAGATAAAGGAGCTAAAGCATACTCATATTTTGGAACTATTGCTAAACGTTATTTAATTATTTCTAACACTAAAAATTATAAAAAACGAGTAGATAAAGCCCCAATTGAAGAACTTGAATCAGATGAAAAATATAGTTATTCATTAGATGATCCTACAGATAAACTTTCTTTATTTTTAGATGAATTTACAGGATATTGTTCTAAAAATATATATAAATTATTCCCTAAAGAAAGTGACGCTAAAATAGCTGACGCAATTTTGGAATTATTTCGTAGAAGAGAAAGTATAGAAATATTTAATAAAAAAGCATTATATATATACATTCGAGAAATAATTGATGTTAAAACTCCTAAAATCACTAAAATAGCAAATAAACTATATGATATGTTTAAAGAACATTACTATTTCTATTTGGAGAACGGGTATACAAATTTCCCATAAGTATATTTATAACTAAATAAATACCATGAATGGTTTAGATAATATTGTATTTGGTGGAAAAAAATTTTCTGATATATTAGAAGAGATATATAATAATCAAAAGAAAAAAGAAAAACAAATCTCTGCTCTCATATCAGAACTTAAACCATTAGTTAATGAGATAGGTGATGCTACTTTAATTGTCCCTTTAATTAAAGAATACTTAGAAATAAGTGTTAAAAATGATGAACAATTAATCAAAATGGCTACTATTATTCAACGTATTATGAGTAATAATGGAACTGCTGAAGGTGGTTTTGGTATATCTGAAGAAGAAAAAGCTCAATTACTTGCTGAAATAGATAAGTTTAAAGAAGGAGGTGAGTAATGGCTCAATATGAAAATAAAGGAATTTTATCTGTAGTTCGTAATGCTGCTGATAAATTAAGAAAAGCATCAGATTCACCTCCTCAAACTAATTTTGCTTCTTATAGAGTTAAAGATATTATTTTAGATGACACATTTAAAGATTCTGATTCTAGTGAACCAATAAATGATCCACCTCATGATTTTAAATATTTTGGTGAGTGGAATGGTATAGGTACTATTATTATAGAACCTGTTAATGATAACGCTAATAAGGATAAAACCCCAGCAACATATGCCTATCCTCTTTTCCCAAATATTAAACAATATCCTTTAAAGGAAGAAATTGTTTGGGTTATTCAATTAGCTGATGCTGATAGTAATTTAAATGTAGCTAATACTTCTAATTATTATTTACCTCCTATAAACATATGGAATAGTCAAATTCATAATGCTATTCCTAATGAGACCCAAACTAAAGAAAATCCTAACACTATTGATGATTATAAAGATATTACAAACGGTGATATAAATGCTGATGCTAGAAGAATAACAGGTGGTACAACTGATATAAATTTAGGTAAAACATTTAATGAAAGTAATGTAACTGATGTTCATCCTTTATTACCATATGAAGGAGATATAATATATGAAGGTCGTTTTGGTAATTCTATAAGATTTGGATCAACTGTTAAAAACCCTAGATTTAAAAACAATTGGTCATCTAATGGTACAGATGGAGATCCTATCACTATTATAAGAAATGGACAATCATATAATCAATTAGGTGTTAATAGTTCAACTGACCCTTGGGTACCTAGTATTGAAAATATAAATGATGATCAATCATCAGTTTATCTAACTTCTACTCAACATGTACCTTTAATATTAGCTAGTGATGAAAAAGGATCATATAAAGCCACATCTGCTACTGAAAATATAAAAGAAACACCTCAACCCCCAAATCAATTTTCAGGCAATCAAATTCTATTAAATTCAGGTAGATTAGTTTTTAATGCTAAAAATGATCATATTATTTTAAACGCTGATAAATCAGTTCATTTATCATCTAACGGATCGGTTAATATTGATACAAATATCACATCTGTGTTTTCTAATGAAATCAGATTAACTTCACCTAAAGTATTTTTAGGAAATGGAGACAAATTCCAACCTGCTGTTTTAGGAAATGACCTTAAACAAACCTTATCAATTATGTTAAATACTTTAGAACAATTAGGAAAAGCTTTAACAGTAGCTGGTAATGCGGGAGGTGCTGTTCCATCTTTAAATCAAGAAGGTCCTAAAATAACTAGCATGGCTATACAATTAAAAAGTACTTTAAACGATTTATTATCTAAAACTACACAAATATCCTAATGCCTATTAATATCCCCATACCATCAAATGTCTCAACTACATCTGTGGTAGGGACATTTGATTCTCTTTCAGGTACTAGTGGATCTAATGAAATAAATAATATATTTTCTGGAGTAAAATCTAATATTTTTATAGGAGGTGTAGTCACTGATGATCAAAATAACCCATTAGCAGGTGTTAATATAACTTTTACTCAAAAATTTGGAGTTAATATTGGGTCTAATGGAATTATTGAGTCTATTGTTGATAACGTCACAACTAATGATAAAGGTGAGTGGAGTCTAGTTTATCCTAGAACAAAAATTGATTTAAAATCTGTCACTATAATACTTTTTAAACAAGACTATAAAACTGAAACTATACCTAATCCCCAAATTACAGACCAATACCCTATATCAGATACTCCTGTTGAAGCTATAAAAACATCAACCCCAGATACTGAACCTCCTTATGAATATAGAGTAGGAAATAAGATTTTTAAAAGTGAAGATCAAAATGTAGCTAAATCTAAAGCTACTAATTATGCTTTAAAAGCTAATGATCCTAAATATAAAGGTGCTGCTATAGTTAATATAACAAAAAAACTATATAAAGCTCCTAACCCAGAAGATGCTATTAATTCTCTTATAGCACCAATTGTTGATGAGATTAATAAACTTGAAAATGACCAAAATTTTGAACAAAATAAACAAGAACAATCTTATCCTGAAAAAGTAGCTCTTACTGTTAATATTGAAAAAGAAAATCTTAAAAGAAAATTAATACCTTATATTCTTAGATTATTATTACCTTTTGGTATAGCAACAGTGCAAGCTATTTTAGCTAAAGTTCCTTTAGAAGACATTAAAAATCAAATTTTATGTCCTCGTCAAGATAAAATATTAAATTTAATAAATAAAAGAAATAAATTAGTTAGACAAATAAATAAAATATATAAAACAACTAGTAAAATAGAAAAAACATTATCTACTACAAATGCTGTATTAACAGGTGTTCAATTTGGTATAACAACTCTTAAAATTAATCCATACCCTGTACCATCAGGTATAGTTTCAAAATTAATTGATCTTGAAGATGAATTAAAAAAAGCTAAAATAGTTGTTAATATTTTAACCTTAACATTAGCAGCATTTGGAGCTGTTTTAGGTATTATTTTAGGATTATTAAATTCTTTAGATTTTTTATTACAAGAATGTTCCCAAAGTCAAAATATTCCTTTTGATATTATTAATAATGAATTAAATACTTTAGTAAACCAATCAACAGGAATAAGTAATAGTGAAATAATACAACAAGATAATACTTATAAGGGATTTGATTTAGAGATTAAATTTGATTTAACTAGTTCTAGTAAATATCCTAAACGCTTTGCCCAAGCATTGACTAAAACTGGTATACCTGTATTAAAAACTGACTCATCATTCGCATCTGATCCACAAGTATTACTTGATCAATTAAAATTTATTATAGATTCAAATCCTCAGTTAACAGCTGAATAATTAAATATTTATATATATGAAAACAGATATGTTAAAAAAGTTAATTAAAGAAGCAGTTCGTGAAGCAATTCAAGAAGAAATCAAAGATATACTTCTTGAAGCTGTAAAATCACCTAAAACTGTAATACAAGAAAACATACCATTATCCAATCCATTCCTAAATCAACCTGTGACAGTACATGGAACTACAACATCAACAGTGAACCATGATCTTAAACGTAATTTAAGAGCTATGATTGGAGGTGAATTTGACACTACTATAACTGCTAATTCATTACATGCTCAACCAGCATACACGCCTCCTCCTGTTAGCACAATAGGTGAAGGTTCAAGTTTACCTGGTGGTGAAGTAAGTTTAGATCAAATAATGGGATTAATGACTAAGTAATGGCAGTACAAGTAGCATACCGACATCCTTTAGATATTAATAAAAGAGTAGCCATTGGTGTGTCTATTCCTTTTAATGGTCCTGCTGTTTTTAATTCTGTGTATATTACTGAAGAACAGGTTAAATCAAATATTATAAATTTTATTTTAACAAATAAAGGTGAAAAATTATATCAACCTAATTATGGAGCTGATTTAAGAAAAGCTATATTTGAAGATATTACTGAAAATAATTTAAGAGCTTTGGAAATTAAATTAACTAATGATATAAAAAATAATTTTCCAAATGTTAATATTAATAGTTTAACTTTTTCTCAACCCACTTATCAAGATTATGCTATACAACTAGATATTGTATATTCATTTTTTTCTAATACTCCTCAAAATATCCAAATAGTATTATAACAATGGCCGCTGAAAATAGAGATATAAAATATCTAAATAGAGACTTTGGAAGTTTAAGAGAATCTCTTATTGAATTCACCAAAACATACTTTCCTAGTACTTATAATGATTTTTCCCCATCATCCCCTGGTATGATGTTTATGGAAATGTCAGCTTATGTTGGTGATATTTTATCTTTTTATCTTGATAATCAAATACAAGAAAATTTTATTCAATTTGCTCGTCAAGAAAATAATTTGTATACTTTAGCTTATATGTTAGGTTATAAACCTAAAGTGACTGGAGTAGCATTAGCTGATATAGATATATATCAACAAATACCATCTGGTTTAGGGGATACTCCTGATTATGGATATGCTGTTTATATACCTAGTAATGCTGTGTTAACTTCTAATATAGCTAATTCAACTAATTTTTTATTATTAGATAGTGTTGATTTCACTATCTCAAGTTCTTTAGACCCAACAGAAATAACAATTATACCTCCTTCAACTCCTGGGGGTACACCTGAGTATTTTTTACTTAAAAAAACTCGTAAAGCTATATCAGGTAATATTCAAACTAAAACTTTCTCATTTGGGTCTCCTCAACGTTTTCAAACAATTGAACTTAATGATTCTAATATTATACAAATATTAGATATCACTGGTAGTAATGGAGATAAATGGTATGAAGTACCATATTTAGCTCAAGAAATGATATATGATCCAATATCTAATGTTGGATCTGATTCTGGAGAAGTACCTTATTTATTACAATTAACAAAAATGCCTAGACGTTTTGTTACAAGATTTACTTCTCCTTCAACTCTTCAAATTCAATTTGGGGCGGGAACAACAACTGCTAACACTGAGGAAGAAATCATTCCTAATCCTACTAATATTGGTAATAGTTTAATACCAGTTGATAGTAAATTAACAACTGCTTATGATCCTGCTAATTTTTTATACACTAGTACTTATGGTATAGCCCCAAATAACACCACATTAAGAGTTAGATATTTAACTGGTGGTGGTGTGACAGCAAATGTTCCTGCTAACTCTATTACTGATATAACTGATAGAGATACTTTCATTACTTTTCCTAATGGAGGAAATAACGCTGGGATAATAAATTATGTTAGACAATCAGTTATAATAACTAATCCAACAGCCGCTACTGGAGGACAAAATGGTGACACAGTTGAAGAATTAAAACTTAACTCTTTAGCAGCTTTTGGTACTCAATTACGTACTGTCACTCAAGCTGACTATACTGTTAGAGCTTTAAGTTTACCTCCTCAATATGGATCTATAGCTAAAGTATATGCTGAACCTGAAAGATTAGAAAACCTACTCCCAGGTGAATCTTTATCATCAATAAACTTATATGTTTTAGCTTATGATAATAATAAAAAATTAAAAAATGCCACTTCAGGGTTAAAACAAAATATAAAAACCTACTTATCCCAATATAGAATTATAAACGATTCAGTTAAAATTAGAGATGGATTTATTATCAATATTAATGTAGGATTTGATATTATAGTTTTACCTAATTATAATAATAATGAAGTTTTATTTAGATGTTTAACAGCTGTTAGAGATTATTTTAATATTGATAAGTGGCAAATAAATGAACCTATTATATTAAGAGATATATATATTATGTTGGATAAAATAGAAGGTGTTCAAACTGTTAAAACTATTAATATATCTAACCAAGTAGGAGGATTATATTCAAGTTTTGCTTATGATATACCTGGAGCGACAAAAGATAATGTTATATATCCTTCTGTAGACCCAATGATTTTTGAAGTTAAATTCCCAGATATTGATATTAAAGGACGTGTTGTATCTTTATAATTTTTATATTTATAATAAAAATAATCACTATGGAAGGATTAAAAGATAAACTAAATAAAACAAATTTAGGTAATCCAAATTCTTTAATTAAAAATAATAATATGGAAGGATTAGTAAATAAATTAGATGATACATATTTAGATGGATCACCTGGAAGATATAATAACGCTATATCTAATAAAGTTACATCCACTAGAAAATATGATGCTTTGAACCAATATACTAAAACTCCTGAAGGAGCTATTAGAGGACAAGGTAATCTTTTAGAATTATATAAAACTATGAAAGAAGATGGTTTATTAGATCTTCCTTCAACCCAATATACAACTATTATTGGTTCTGAAGTTACTAATATTAATACTTCAACTCCTTACACTTCAGAAAATACTTATTCTGACCAACTTAGATCACAAGGTGCTGATGAAACTCTTTTAAATAGAACTATTGATCCTTATAAATAATGGCTGTATATAAAATTTTTCCTACTAAAGATGCTACTATATATTCGTTATATCCAAGTAAAAACACTGGGTTAGATGAAATAATAGAAACATCAACTTCAGTTATTGATGCTTCTATCACACCTCAAACCAGTAGATTTCTTATTCAATTTTCAGATACTGAAATTAATGATGTTATTATTAATAAAATTAGTGGGTCTGATTGGAGAGCTTATTTTAGAGGATTTTTAGCTGATTTAGAAGGATTAAATTTAGACACTCAACTTGTATTTTATCCTGTTTTTGGTTCTTGGAATATGGGAACAGGAAGATATAATTATAATCCTGAAGTTCAAAATGGTGTTAGTTGGGGTTGGAGATCATATTCTGGTAGTAATGCTTGGGTAACAAGTGGTTATCCTTCTAATGTTACTGCCTCATATAGTGGTACTTTAGGTGGAGGTAATTGGTATTATAGTTCTTCAAATACCACTGTATTACCTATTTATTCAACTCAAAGTTTCGCTTACACTGAAACTGGTGATATCAATACTGATATTACTAATATGGTTAAAGCATGGTATAGTGGTACTATAGAAAATAATGGTTTAATAGCTAAACAAGCTATTGAATTTATTGATGATGAGAATTATCAAATTAAGATGCAATTCTTCTCAAGAGATACTAGTACTATTTATCCCCCACAATTAGAGTTTAGATGGAGAGACTATATTTGGAACACAGGTTCATCTACTAATACTATATTAAACACATCCAATGCCACTATTGCTCTAGATGAAAACCCAGGTGTATTTTATCCTGAGAGTATAAATAAATTTAGGGTTAATAGTAGACCAACCTATCCAACAAGAACTTTTCAAACAGCTTCCTATTTTACAAAAAATTATTATCTTCCAACTGCTTCATATTTTTCAATAAAAGACTTGGATACTAATGAAGTTGTTGTAGATTTCGATGATCAATACACTCAATTAAGTGCTGATGAACAAGGTAGTTACTTTACACTTTATATGAATGGTTTAGAACCTGAAAGATATTATAAAATTTTAATCAAAACTATTATTGATGGATCAACATTAGTTTTTGATGATAACTATTATTTTAAAGTTATAAATGGCTAATTATTCTTTAAATAAAACAGTTTTTAAAAAAGAAACTTATGAAAATACTATTGATACTACGTTTTCACAAGTTTCTACCCCACCTCTTCCTTTAGAAGACACTATAACTATAGATGAATTTTTTAACCTCTATAATGCTCTTTTTTATGACATACCAACTAATGGAGATGCTAATTCACATGAATATTTAGTTAAAACTAGTGGAGATTATATTAATTTTGAACAAGAAAATGAAGATGTTCAAGCTTTATTAGATGAAATAACAGTTTTAAGACAAGACCTATTAGCAGCTAATGAACAAATTATTTTACTCCAATCCACTGCTCTTTCAGCTTCGATAAATATATAATATGGCTGCTATAATAACAGAAATAAATCCATTTACTTTCGAAATTCAAACATATTCTTCTCAGGATGTAACAGCTATGTCTCCTGAGACAGTTAATTCTATTTTTGATCCTAGTAAAGGAAGTTATGTTGAATATACAATATTATCTCCTGATAATTCTTTTCAAATAACAGATCAGAATCTTGAAAATATTACTATAACAAGTGTTGATGCTGGTACTGGAGTTACTTTTAATATTGATTTAGATCCTGAAAAAGATTTAAAAAATAAAGGTTTTATAAATGGTGAGTATAATGTTATTTATAAGTTTTTAAAGAACGAATTAAATTCTTCCTCAGATACTCGACCATATTTTATAAAAGAAATATCACCTGATAGAACAGAATTAAGACTAGCCTCTAATATTTTAACAAATGATGAATTAATAAATATTGTTGATAATTTTAAACAACAAATTAACTCATCAAAATATTTTCAAGATTTTTACTTAAATTTTGGTAGTAATAATTTAATCATAGCTAATAATATATTACTTGATAATACTAAAGTTAAATATGAAATATTAATTAACTTATATGAACCACTACCTCCACAATTCAAACTAAAAGAAGTATTGTGGATTGTGACCCAAGTAGCTAACCCATTAGCTTTTAATATTCAATTTCCACCAGAACTTATAATACCTAAAATTGTTACTCCTACTCTTAAAAGCCCAAATTTTGATTTACCTGTTAAGAATAGAACTAACAATTCAACTAATTATATCAATTATGAACAATTATTAACAACAGATAATATAACATCATATAATCAAATTCTTTCATATCTAGAAGATAAAAGTATTAATATAAGTATTGATTATACTGAGTTTGAAAATTTTGTTCATTTTTCATCAGCTGAATCAAGGATTGAAAATTTTTTTTATAAAATCCAACTATTAGAACGATATAGTGCTAGTTTAGAAGAAATAAGTATCGCTGATACTCCTATAACATCATCTAGTATTATATCTTTACAAAATAGTATATCTAATTTAATCAAAAATTTTGATGGATTTGAATATTATTTGTATTTCTCATCAGGATCAAATACTTACCCTAAATCATCAAATACATTACCTTATACTTTATTAACTAGTAGTAATGCCACAGTTCAAACTTGGTACACTTCATCAATAAAAAGTGCTTCTCTTTTTGATGAATTTAATAAAGATTATTTATATAATACTGTACCTGAATATTTAAGAGATGATCCACAAAATGAACCATATAAAGTGTTCATTGATATGATTGGTCAACATTATGATAACATTTGGGTTTATTATAAAGATGTTTCAAATCGATATAATGGAGATAATCGTTTAGAATATGGTATTTCTAAAGACTTAGTAGCAGACGCTATTAGATCATTTGGGTTAAACATATACCAAAACAACTTCTCAATTAATGATCTATTTAATGCATTCACAGGATTTAACTCAGGAAGTTATTTACGAACTACTAATCCAACAGATTATAATGATAAAGAAATAATTGACACTTACTATACAGCATCACAACAATCACTTTATACTCCATTAGATGATGTTAATAAGGAAATGTATAAACGTATTTACCATAATTTACCTTATTTATTAAAATCTAAAGGAACAGTAACTGGTTTGCAAAACATTATTAGTATGTTTGGTATAACTAGCTCTATTTTAAGTGTTAAAGAATTTGGAGGAAAAGACAGTTTAACTATCACTGGTATTCAAGATATAAATAATGATAACATTAAGATTCTCACTACCACACAAGCTATCACTCAATCTTTCCCTCCAATTATTCCTCCAAATACTATTGATGCTAATTATGCTTATAAACCTCAATTAATTTTATCATCTCAAAAAAGTGTATTACAAAATTATGTGGATGATATTAGTACATCTCCTAGTTTATCCCCTAGTGTGAATACAATAGAAGTTTCATTTTCACCTCAAAATGATATAGATAATTATATTATATCTCAAGGTAATTTTGATATAGGAGAATATATAGGAATCCCTTCTCAAACATTTTTACCTTATTACCCTAATTTATATAGCCAAGCAGATAATATTTTAGGAGGAGCTATATATACTTCTTCAGCTTATATCCGTTTAATAAAATATTTTGATAATTCATTATTTAATATGATTAAAGATTTTGTCCCTGCCAGAACAAATCTAAAATCAGGTATTACTATTAAACCTCATCTATTAAATAGAAGTAAATTTGTTCAACCTCAAGTTTTTCTTAGTAGTAGTATATATAGTGGATCTATTGATACTGCTTTTATTGAAGGGAGTACAGGAGGTGTTTTTAATGAATTTAATGTTCTAGCAAATCCTTTTAATACTCAATCCTGGTATGAAACTATTAAAACACCTTTAGGCTTAACCCAATCATTACATAATGATCAAGCTGAATTCTATAACGGAGAATTACCCTATTATCCAACTATAGTCACTAATGGTGAGTTAAATCCAAATAATGAATATAAATTTCCATCAACAAACTTAATACAATATAGTGTAAATGTTTATACTGATAAAACTACTGATGTTAAAGATTTTCTTAATAATCTTACCCCAAGCTCTGGGTATATATATGCCTATGTTAGAACTGATATAGATCGAGTTATTTATTTAAAAATCAACCAAACTTCACAAAATTCAGTTGATTGTTCTGATCTTTTACCTTATATTCAAAATATTGATTTTTCTTCATTTCCAAAAACGGCTACAGGTCAACCTCTTTATGGAATGCAACTTGAATTAGGAACACTTTGGAGTGGAATATATTTGTATAATGTTATACCATATTATTGGGATATGGCTAATGTATTTTCTAATGGTGTTCTTGGTAGAATAACATTTTCTCCTTTAGGTCTTAATTTTGACTACTCAGGAGATAATCCTATTATTAATAATAGTGTTAATAATGTCACATCAACCCACTACATGAAAGTAGATTATGGTGCAGGTATTGTAACCCCATATAACTTTGAACTCCTTATTTCAGGTACAGCTGATAGAGCTTCTGTTCAAGATTCAAACTATTCTTCAAAATCTTGGTCTAATATTAGATATAATGGATCAAGAATAAGCTCAATTAATTTTAATAAACCGTATTAAAAATAAAGATTATGCCCTCATTTAATGTTTATGCCAATCAGAATCCAGGTAATTTAGATGTTTTAAGCAACCAAAGATTTAATTATGGTACTACACCAAAAGATCCTGTAGCGGAACAAAATCAAACTTATATAGCTTACTTTGATGGTGTAGGAGGAACAGGTCCTGAATATATAGATGGAACTGCTTATTTTATAAAATATTTAATTGATACTGAAGGTAATGTTGTTAATCCTGAACCAACAGATACACCTAATAACCCTCAATCTATAGCTTTATATAATTTAATTAATAACTTTGAACCAGGTAAACGAGCTGCTGTTAAATTAATAGAACCTAATCCAGTATATGATAGCATACCTAATAGTGAGATACTAACAGGTATCCATAATATAGCTTCTGTTGGTAGAATAGTCCCTATTTTAGTAACTGAAACCGGTCCTGCAAGATCTGATTATATCACTACTATGAGTTTTATACCACCTCCCCCTCCAGGTTCTCCTCCAGTAACTAATGTAAGTGGTTTATTTAGGCGGAATACATCTTTTTCAGCTAGTAAAGCTAACGCTCAACTTATAGATTGGCAAAATGAAATATATGGAGATGCTTATACTTTTGGGGGTAGTACTATCACTATAACTACTAGTTCATTTGAAGCTGGGACAAGAATAAAACTTAAAGCATCATTAGGTATATCAACTCCAACAGTAGGAGCAACATTTAATACACTAAAACTCACAATTAATCGTAATACTTCTGTACCTGGAGATAATATTATAGCCACCTCAGGATATATTCCTATAGAAGTTGCTCCTATGAGTAATCCTAAAGTTTACACAGTTGAAACTGATTGGATAGATGCTTCTGTAAATGATGTATATAGAGTATTTTATGATCTTAATGGATCAGGTACTGGTAATACTAATAGAATTATTGTAGGAAGTGATGATGGGTGTGTTGACACATATTTACTAATCCAACAAGAAAATGCTCCTTACACACCAGAATCAGGTTCAGGATATATAGATGGTGTGAATTCAATATATTTAAGTGGTGGAGTATTTAACAGTATAGAAGATCATCCTGACCAAGAATTCTCTTATGTTTTTTGGGATGTCAATACTGCTCAAATATACAATAATCCTGGATTAATCCAAACTTTAGACCCTGCATCAGCTGAATTTGGATTTTCAGAAATAAAAATACCATTTAATGATGTTAAACCTGGAGATAAAATCAGATTTGAATATAACAAAACTTTACAAAATTTTACTATAACTGATATTAAATTATATGATGACTCAGGATATACAATATTACGTATGACTATAACTCCTAATGTTGGAACAATCCAAGGTCCTAACTCAGATGTAGTATCTAGTCATTTTTGTATCTATCGAATTATAAATGATGGGACATATGTCACTTTAGATGTTAAAAAAGACGCTCCTGGGGGAGCATACACAGGAATACTTCAACCTGAATTTATATCTGAAGAATTAATTAAAAAATATGATAAAATAATCACAGATTTAACATCAAAAGAAATAATTAATTAATATTTATAATAAAATAATTTATAAAAAATGGGATATCTTAATAATTCAATAGTTACAGTTGATGCTATTTTAACTAGAAAAGGTAGAGAATTGTTAGCTAGAAATGATGGTTCTTTTAAAATTACACAATTTGCCCTATCAGATGATGAAATTGATTACACAATGTATAATCCATCAAATCCTCTTGGTTCAGCATTTTATGGTCAAGCAATTGAAAACATGCCTTTATTAGAAGCTTTTCCTGATGAAACTCAAGCAATGAAATATTTACTTACTACTTTACCTAGAGGTACTTCAAAACTGCCTATTTTAGATTTAGGTTATCAAGTAATTTCATTATATCAAGGAGCTTCAATTGCTATTACACCTCAAACTCTTAATTATTTAGGTGGTACACAAACATATGAATCATCAGGATATGTAGCTACTATTGGAGATGTTAGATTATTAAGTACATTTAATGGAGTAGGTATTAATACATCTCAAGCAACAACATTAAATTCAACAACTACATTAGGTGCGGCTGTATCTAAAACAGTAGTTGGTACTACTATAAATTTAACATCCACTACTGTAAATGTACTATTTCCTGAGGGTGTGACTCAATTAGCTACTTCATTAACTGTTGTAGGTAGAGATAGTGGAGCTAGAATAACAGTACCTGTTCAATTAAACAAAAATACAAATTGTTAATATTTTAAAATATGTCATTTAAAAGATTAGACCCTGAAGACTTTTTAGTTAGTGCTGAATCTATTGTTGCCCCTGCTTGGTCAAATTATTCCGCTTCATTAACAAGTTTTAACACAAGTAATACTCAATTCTCTGGTCCTAGTGGTCCATATTATTATAATGTTTATAATTTAAGTATGCCAAATCCTGCAGCTGAAATTCAATTTTCTGTAGCTTATGGAGATATTAAAGGATCAGGTTCATTATTATATAATGCTGGTGTTAATGGTTTATCACCTTCAAGAACAGTTTATGGACAGTTTATAAACTTATTATTAGGAGAAGATGAAAATGCTTCTTTTGATTTTGGGGGTCCAAGTGTAAATAATGAATGTTTTTACGCTATAGTGATAGATAGAGCTCGTTATAAACAAGCCATTATGCCCGGTAGTATTCAAATTAGTGGTTTAATTAGTGGTGTAAATATAACTGATAATAGTAAAATAACACCTGTTGTAGACTATACTAGTGGAGGAAGAAGATTTATTTTAGGCTCTGGTAGTTTTGGAGATGGAGTAGAAAATGGAAATGATGGTGTATATGGTTATTTATTCCCTGATGTAGGTGTTATAATTTTAAACGCTCTTGCTCTAGATACACCACCAGATAGAACCAGCGATTCAGATGAAGATAATCCTAATACTTTAATTGGAGATTTAACTGAATTTTATCTTCAAAGCCAAGAAACAATTACCTCAGATTTTATATTTTGTAGAGCCAGAAATGCTGAATTTAATTACTCAGTAAACCCAAGTTTTTCAGTTTCTTCAAGTGCTGGAACAATTTTATATAATGATTTTGTGCAAAACCCAGCTACATATATTACCTCTATAGGGATGTATAATGATAATAATGAATTATTAGCTATAGCTAAATTATCAAAACCACTTAAAAAAGATTTTACTAAAGAAGCTTTAGTGCGTGTTAAGTTAGATTTCTAAATGAATGGGTGCTTTCAAATCATTAACATCACAAGATATAATTGTATCTCCATTAGTTGTATATGGTGATATAAATAATTCTGAGACCATTACCTTTATTAAAGGTATAAATACTACTTATAATTCAGTTGATGATGAAGCGAATCCATTCCCTTGGCCTTCAGCTTCATTAGTTTATGCCTCTATAAAACATTTATATTATAGTAATACTTTACCTCCACCCTCACAACCTTCTATTATCATTAATGGTCAAGGAGAAGTAGTTGGAGGTACTCAAACATCTAATGTCACTAGTAGATATGATAATTTTTTACAAAGTGATCTTTATCCAGTTAGAAATTTTCCTACTGGAGCTAATGAAATAATATCTGTAGGTATTATTCCTCAATCTTCATCTGGAGATAATATAAAACCAGGTAGTGTAGGATTTTCAAGCTATTTTGATGATAGTCAAGGAAATATAGTTGATAGTAATGCTGAATATGTGGGTAATATTATTTATACTCATGGTATAATAATTTTAACAAACCAAACCGCAGCTACTCTTAATGGTGATACTTCTATAACCTTTCGCCCTACAACTACAATATATGAAACTCAATATAAATGCACTATTAGACCTGATGAGTTTAATTATTCATTAAACCCAACTTTACTTTCAGGTTCTGAATATACCAACCCAGTAAATTCAAATGGTTCAACAATTAATGTTAGTGGTGATGTAGTTGATTTTGTGACAGGATCATCATTTTCACCTTATATAACATCTGTTGGTCTTTATAATTCAAATAATGAATTATTAGCTGTGGGTAAATTAGCTCAACCTATACCTACAAGTAGAACAGTTGATATGAATATAGTTATTAATATGGATAAATAATCATGCAATTAACAAGAATAGACCCTGCAGATTTTGTTTTTAATAATGATGCTATTTCAACATCATGTTGGAGAGATGCTGATGGCAACCCAGTAGGTAGTGCTCCTTCAACCACTCCATCTTTTTCTTCAGAAACAGTTAATAGTGTGACTAATTACTACATCGATAATCCTGCTAATTTACAATTTAGTGTAGTTCAAGCTCTTAAAAACGCCCCCACTACTTCAATATCAAGAAAAGTATATGGTGCTATTCGTAATATAGTTTATGGTGATAAAAATGCTATTTTTGAATGGGATGGCTCAGAAAAAACCCAACTTACTGTTATATCTATATCTAAAAATTGTTTAAAATCTTCTTTACTCCCAGGTAGTTTTCGTCTAGGTAATTACACAGATGATAGTAATATAAATCCTCCTCAAATTCTTAATTGTGGGAGAGCGTATAAAGTGGTTTTAGCCTCAACTATCAATCCATTATTTTCCTTTGGAAGAGGTACAACTGAATATGGTTTATTCCTTCCAGATGTTGGATTGATAATTACATCTCTTACTATATCAACTATAACTAGTTTTGTTCTTCGTAATTTAAATCCTACTCCAACAAATCATGTCTTTATAAGAGCCCGAAATAACCAATATAATTATTCAATGAATCCAAGTTTTATTTCAGGTAGTTCAGGACAAATAATATATCAAGATTGGTTTGATAATCCTCAAACATATATTACAACTGTTGGTTTATATAATGATAATAATGAGTTAATGGCAACAGCCAAACTTCCTAGACCATATAATAAAAACTTTAATAATGAGTTATTAATGCAAATAGGCTTAAACTTTTAAAATATGAATAATTGGTTTTGGTATGAAAATGTGGAAGTCAAAGAATTTAAAACAATAGAAGATTTTCCACAAGAATGTTTTGGTTTTATTTATGAAATCAAAAACACAATAACAGGTAAGTTTTACATTGGTAAAAAAAGTCTTTATCATAATGTAAAGAAAAAACTTACCAAAAAAGAACTAGCAGAACAATCTGGTCCTGGTAGAAAAGCTACTACTAAAAGAGTACAAAAAGAATCTGATTGGGCTACATATTGGGGTTCTAACAAGGAAATATTAGAAGAAATAAAATCTAAAGGTAACTTAGCATTTACTAGAAAAATTATTAAACTAGTAAGAACTAAAAAAGAACTTACTTATTGGGAAACTGCCTATCAGTGTAAGTATAATGTATTATTTGTAAATAGTTATAATGATAATGTGTTAGGTAAGTTTTTCAAAAAAGACTTTGCCCCTAATGCTCTCCTTCATACATTATAATGTATGGTAAACCAGTTGTTAATAACTTTAGTGGACTCTGTTTTAGGTAAAGGTAAAAATACCTCTAAAAATAACAGAGCATACCACTGTCCATTTTGTAAACATCATAAACCTAAACTTGAGGTTAATATGGATACAAATGCTAAAGGTGACAATCCTTGGCATTGTTGGGTATGTAATACTA